ATATATACCCTAACACGAGTAGGTCGTAAACACATGACACAATATCAACTATGGCAATCTTGGATAGAGGAGTAAATTATGAACCTAAAACAACAATTCAAAACAGCCGACAAAGCAATTAAAGACTTGGGTCTAACTCACCCATTCAAATTAAAGGATATTAAAATCAACCCAAGATTAAAGAAAGAGCTAATTGAACATCAGGCCGTAATGGTTATAACTCCTAAAATAGACAAAAACTTTAACACTAAAAACTTATTTGACCGATTGAAAACTCTTTGGGATAAAGACGACAGTTATCTTTACGATGGATGGTCTAGATATTTCGAAAATGACTACCAAGAAGCTAAAATAAGTTTCGTTTACATGGACGGCTACCGAGGGCTTTATGGGAAAGGTAAAAGTTTAGAAGATAACAAAACCGAACTCGCTAAAATGAAAGATTGTCGGTCACTCAATCCGATTGAATATATGTTGTTACAGGTTATTTACAAAGATAGCCCATTAGATACTGGATGGAATTGGACTAGATTCATTGACACGGGCTTGTATGGCTTCTTTCGCGGTGGCGCTTGGTACAATGGCGGCGGCGCTGGCGTGCTGACGCTGTATTTGAACAGTGGCCCTAGCGGCGCGCCCGCGAACGTCGGGTTCCGTGTGTCGAGGGATTTAACTCTTGCCTCTTCAACTCTTAACTCTTGCGACCTTAAATCTTTAGAGATTGAGATTGAGACTATTAAAATCAACGGACGTGTTTATAAACTGAACGGACGTGTTTATAAACTGGAGGAGTCATGAAACAACCTAACCCTAAACAAGACAGTGAGTGGATAGTAACTAATGTGTTAGGAAGCAGGACTTTTAGATTAGAAAACGATGCTTATGATTATGCAATAAGAATTATTCAACAGACTGGCTTTAAATCGAAAATAATGATAGTTGATAATAATTCCTAGTATGTGTATAATTATGTATATAAACATAACAAAGGAGTATAACAATGAACATTTATATATCACCAGATGACGAAAAGCAATTACGACAATGGCATTCTGAAAATGACGATAGAACTATGAGTGGCTTAATCCACATCTTGCTAAATTATTATTTTCAAATTTATGGGGTTGACCAGCACAATCTGAATGATTCGTCTGAACTAGTATTATTACTATCAGATAATAGAAAGAGTAGTATTTTTATTGACCATTCTTATATATCTGAAGGCAAAAAAATGAACGATACTAAATTAGAATTAATACTGATAGAGTATGGTAATCGAGTCTTAGATATTAGAGATGGTATAGAAAACCCGACATTGGGAGAATTATTCGACAACCCTAAACAGCAAATTGCTAACCTTATCCAAACCTCAATCCAAGAAGCAAGGATAGATGAGTTAAACAAATATAAAACTACTGTAATAAATGGTCATTGTTATCCATTTTATTCAGATGAGCTAGAAACATATACTGAAGACCGCCTCAACCAATTAACAGAAGATAAGGAGTAAGCAATGGGTAAGAATAATAACTTTGTAGACATTGAAGAATATAAACAAACCCTTAAGGAGGCAATTTCTGACTGCGATAAGTGGCGTAAACATTATAAGATTACTGACGCAACCCCAAACCAGTTACACTTGTATAATATATTCACTTCTGCTAAAGGACAATTATCTAGTCATTTGGCTTGTATTGAAGACTTCGGTAAAACTTATATGACAGAAGGTAAGGAGTAATTATATTAGTAAACTGAGTAATTTTAAACTAGGATATGAATATTCAACAACTTTAAGGGAAGAAAAGAGCAAGATAAAGCTTAGAACTATATTATGAAAAATCTATACCATATTTCACCAGAATATCGTGCTTGGTATAACATGAAATATAGATGTTATAACCCTAATTATCGTGATAGTAAGATGTATTTGGGTCGTGGTATTGAAGTTTGTAGTAAGTGGTTGAATAACCCCAAATCTTTCATGGATTATATGGGTAAAAAACCTACACCACATCATTCGCTAGACCGTACCGACAACAACGGAAACTATGAGCCAAATAATTGTAGATGGTCTGATAAAAGGGTACAGGTGATAAATAGAAGTATATTGAGTAATCCCTATGGATATCCAGGGATTAGAAAATTGGTATCTAAATACAAAGGCGAAAGATGAAGTGCTACTATTTGCAGGAAAAGATTGGGGACTTTTAGTAGTAAAGAGGAAGCAATAGAAGTTATGATTGCTGCTGAACATGAATACGACAAGACACTTGGGCAAATTAAGAAAGAATTACGAAGGAGAACGGCAAAATGATTAAAAAAATTATACACAAATTAGGCTTATGCCACAAATCAAGAATGGGTTATAACTGCCACGGGTCTAATAACTATAAAGAATGCGATTGAAGGTTATTTATGAAATACTATAAAGGTGCAGATAAATTGACCGAGCAATTATCTATTAATGTATCGGAGAAAATGCTTGAGCAGATTGATACATTCAGCCAACGATTAGATTTAACTAAAAATGGTGTAATTGTCCTTTTATTGCTAAAAGGTATTGACTTTTACATAAAACACGGTTATAATGAGATGGTAAACGATAAACGACGAAAGGATTGCAAATGAGTCGCCTAATATTAGTTTTAGGAAAAAGTGGAACTGGCAAATCAACCAGTCTCCGAAACTTCAAAAAAGATGAGATAAATGTTATCTCAATTACCGGAAAAGAGCTTCCGTTCAGGACAGATATCAAAGCATATCACCCAAAGTCTTATGCTGAGACGTTAGCAGGTATTGAACAAGCTAAAACGCCAGTCGTAGTGATTGATGACGCTAACTATTTGATGAGCTTTTACGAGTTCGCGACCATCAACGAGGTAGGCTATTCAAAGTTCAGCCGAAACGCTGATAATATGGTTAAATTATTCAACGCCATAATCAACAAAGAGACTGACCAAAACTTCTATGTATTGGCCCACTCGGCTGAAACTGAAGATGGGCGATTAGAGTTCAAGACAACAGGTAAAATGGTTAGTGAGAAATACAATATATCTGGTATCACTAACATTATCATCGAGAGCATTATGGACGATGCCTCTGGTGAGTTCGTGTTCAGAGTTCAAGCCGATGGGCGAGGGGTTAAAACACCTTTAGAGATGTTTAATTCGGTCACAGTCCCCAACGATTTAAAAGCAGTGAACAAAACTATTAACGATTATTACAAGGAGACAACAAAATGAGTCAAGTAAACTGGGACGATGTAGACCAATTGCCAGAAGGCGGTAATAAAACTTGGTTTGATGTTGGCGTATTCGAAGTGCTGATAGATGAAACCAAACGAGGTCAGAACTCAAACGGTACGCCATATTTCACATTCAGCGTGATTGATAATGTTGACCCTGATATCACAGCCCCCCTAGAACGAATTAAGAAGTACACCAGCGATAAAGCTGTGGGCTATACTATGCAGTTCTTACAATCAGTTTTAGTGCACAATGCTAAAGCCGAAGCACAAAAAGAGGTTGCTAAAAAGTATATGCACAGTCTATCTGATAGCGACAATTTCGACATTAAGAAGTTGCACGGTGCACAGGCTTGGCTAAAAGTTACTCAGAGCGATAGAGAGAACCCAAATGGTGGTTACTATAACAACTATGAGTTATATGCCTATGAGCCTAAAGTTGAAACGGTTGCCCCAAAAACAGCAACGACAGCCACTGACTTGGTGTTCGGTAAGACCGACCAAGTTGATATAAGCGAAGTCCCATTTAATTAACAGATAAGTAACGACGAAAGGATTGCAAAATGACAAAAATAAATCAAATTAAGAGTGCACCAGGCTTTGAGTATTCAGATATACCTCAACGTTCACCAGAGTGGATTAAGGCTAGACAATCACATGTTAGTGCTAGTCGCTTAGGTGATTGGCTGTCAGTTAGCCGCGCAAAAGGCAAAGAGGGAACGCCGTTAAAAGCAAGACTAGATTATGAGAAAGAACTAGCCTACGAGCGTCAGTTCGGAGTGTCGTTTGAGCATTTTACCACTCAAGCGATGGAACTCGGTATTCAATATGAGCCTATCATCAGAGACAAGTATAGTAGGGGTTTCGGTATCGAGGTTACTCCAGCGGGGGTATTTGTCTCTGAACGTTTCGCCGCCAGTCCCGATGGACTGGTTGGTGATGACGGGTTAGTTGAGATAAAGACACTCGGCGATGCAAGTTTTATGGACGTATTACAAAATGGCGTGCCTGAGTGTTATCACCTACAGATGCAAGGGCAGTTATATGCCTCAGACCGCAAATGGTGTGACTTTGTAGCGGGTAATATCAAGACTCAGAAGATGAAGGTGATTCGTGTTGAGCGTGATGAAGCCACAATCGAACGTATCAAAGAGAGCCTTGAGGTATTGCCAGAAAGCTTTACCTTCTCAACCGAAGGTATCTTTGATTTAAAGGTCGAACAAGAAGTAGTTAATACAATGGAGGTAATGTTTGAATGAGTAAAATCGACGACTATGTATTGCAAATACTAGAACAAAATAACTTAGAAACAATCGAAAATGCTGTATGACTATCAAGAAAATTATATAACTAATCTCCCTAAGCGAGCGATTATGGACGTGGAGTTGGGGTTAGGCAAAACGATAATGGCGCTTGAATATATCAAGCGCCATGCCGACCCTAATATCCCACTCTTAATCGTTGCTCCAGCCGCTAAGACCCGTTCGGGGGATTGGAAGCGCGAAATTGATGCAGTTTGGGGCGATGATAAACGACCAGAAATTAGGATTATCAGTCGAGAGCGCTTAGCAGTTATGAAAATATATAGTAAACCATTGTGGTGGCAATTCGTGCCAAAGTTTGGTGGTCATCAATATAATGTGCTATGGGACGAAGTTCAACTTGGTGCCAGAAATCCGTCTAATTCAATCTTCCAAAAGATGAAATATATAACCGAAGGCTCTGATATATTTTTAGGTTTATCAGGCACACCATTACCAAATGGTTGGCGAGATTTCATTGGATACAGCCTATTATTCAAGTTTACGCCTAACATTACGACTTTTAAAGCTCGCTATTTCAATATTGTGCGCTATAAAGGTTTCCCAGAGATTGTTGGTTATTACCACGAGGACGAAATGTCGGAACAGTGGAAACGAATTAGCCGTCATATGACTAGAGTAGAGGCTGGTGCCTCGCTACCAGACCGACAGATTATACCAGTTGACTTTACACCGTCATATAATGAGTTAAAAGAGTACAGACGAATTAAAACCGAGCGGACGACGCTTGAAGGAAAATTATTAGATACTAGTAGTGCTTTATGGCACGCGACACGTCAAAGCCTAATACCATTAAAACTTGATTATCTACGTTCGATATTGGCGAACACAACCGAGAATGTCGTAATATTCTATAACTACAATACCGAACGTGACGCTATATTAGGGCTTCTAAAAGGCTTTAGCGAAAAAACCCTATACGAATGCAATGGATTGGTTAAATCGCTCCCAAGCAAGCCTGAGTGGTTTGGTGTGCATAATTCAGTAACTCTTGTTCAATATAAGTCAGGTGCAAGAGCGATTGAGTTGACATACGCTACAATCACAGTGTTTTTTGGACTAACATATAGCTACGAGGAATACAAGCAATCACTAGGTCGTACCTACCGAAATGGTCAAGAACAAAAAACAGTTGTATATTGCTTTAGAGTATTAGATACTATTGAAAAAGCAGTATGGTCATGCTTGGCAAAAAAACAAGATTTTAACGATAATTTATACGATGAGTGAAAGTACATTACAAACGAAAGTTATAAAATATCTTAAAAGTAAACAATGTGATGCTGTACTCAAATTAACCCCAATGCCTGGGATACCAACTGGTTTCCCAGATATTTTATTCTTAAAGGACGGCTTTTGGGGTTGCATTGAACTTAAAGCGTCTAGAACAGCACCTTTTAGGCCACTACAGCCCGAATGGCTAAAGCGACTAGATAAAGCCAGTTGGGCTCGTGCCTGTTACCCTGAAAATTGGCAAAATATCAAGGCGGAGTTAAATACTCTGTTATAGCAAAAAACCTCCGTTGAAATGCGGAGGTTATCTATTTGCCTATACTGCTTAACAGCGAGGAAACACTAATATAATATCATAAAGACGAGTGGCCCTAAAGTTGAGTTGAGCCTGAGGACAACTTCCATGAAGTTCCGACACGCATGGTGCTATCACTCAACACAAACCATACCGTTTTATTCACTTTACTCGCCTATTGAATTATAACACGACCAGATTTATTATTTAATTAGCACATTACATTAAAAAGGAAGTGATTGTATTGGCAAAGAACAAACGTCGTAAGATGAAAAAATCTAACGGTGAGTGGCAACTAGCTGGTAAAACAAATCATCATCACAATTTAGCCAAGTCAAGAGGTGGAACATGGTCTCAGATGAATATTTTAGTCTGGGATGTCAATGTCCACAGGGCGTTTCACCTAATTTTCGGTAATCGTACCTTAGAAGAAGCCGCCGAGTTTCTCAGGCACATGAACGAATTAAAACTACTTGGCATCGAACCTGACCCTAACTGGGGTTAAGTGCTAGGGGGGTTAGCTCCACAAGAGCGCCCCCATTTTTA